CTTGCTCAACAGATTTGTTTACCCGGATTGTCGCTTCATCAAGATTTATATCGGTCCATTGCAATGCTATGAGTTCTCCTCTGCGCAATCCCGCATACATCATGATCATTGCGGCGGTCTGGGCTCTGTGCGGTGTATCTCGAATCCAGGCTTGTTCCTCGCTTGTCAGAGCTCTCCTGTGTTCAGGCTCTTGCTTTGCTTTAGGTATTGCTACATTCTTAAAGAAATTGTGGTCGATAGCTCTGTTGTCGGCGGCAAGTTCAAGTACGCCCTGGGCGATTCCTTTAACGCTCTGCATAGTCTTCTCGGAATATCCCTTGTTTGCCATATCAAACAGTATTTCAGTCAGCATATACTGCTTGATGACTGATAACTTCGTATCTTTCAACGGTTCTAAAATTTTTGCATTTGTCCGTATGGCACGGTACCATTTGTCACTTACCGAAGACTGCTTTGTGATAAGATACATTTCGAGCCAGTCACCGAAAGTTTCACGCTCCGAGGTGATGTCTATACCACGGTTTACGAGCTTTGTTTTTTCGGACAGCTTTGCTTTCATTTCTCTCTCGGTAGTAGCATAAACGTACTTGTATTTTGGTACACCGTTTTCAGTGCCGCAGTACATTTTTGCCTGATATCTGCCGTCTTTTCGCTTTGTATAAGTTACCTTTCCGGGCATTTTTGCACCTCCTAATTTATTTATTTCAATCCACGCCCTCATGTAGAGGGTGACATTTCTTAATATAATGTAGAGCGATAATTTATTGTTTCAATTTTCTTTGGTATTTGTCCCTCAGCGTGATTACTCTCTCTTCGTCGCTTCCTGTT